AAGGTCAGAGACTGCTGACCGACTCGGCATTAACAACACCCCACCTGAGTATGCAATTAACAACATCAGGAGGGTGGCGGAGCTATTGCAAGTCATTCGCAACAAGATCGGCAAGCCCATTATCATTAACTCAGGGTATCGTAGCCCAGAACTAAACGCCAGGATCGGCGGAGCACAGAACTCCGACCACATGCGTGGTGAGGCTGTGGACATTATTTGCCCCGCTTTTGGCACCCCACAGGAACTGGCTAGGTTTATCCTCGCCTCCAAGATCCCGTTTGGACAACTGATCTGGGAAGGTACTTGGGTACATCTAAGTATTCGGGAACCGGAGAAGTCATTTAACAAGGTCCTGACTGCCAAGTTTAATAACGGTAAAGCTACCTACACTACAGGGATTTGATATGGGTATTGATCCTATCACCGCTATTAGTAACACTGTTACGACGATTATTGACAAGATCTTTCCTGATGCAAATCAGGCGGCTCTGGCTAAACTTGAGCTTGCCAAGATGCAGCTTAAGGGAGATCTAGACACGGTAGTAGGACAACTGGAGATCAATAAACAAGAAGCCGCACACCCTTCCGTATTTGTCTCTGGTTGGAGACCTTTTATTGGTTGGGTATGCGGCTTTTCGTTTGCTTACAAGTTTTTGATTGGCCCGATTATCCAGCAGATTTCTATTGCTTATGGATATAACTGGCCTGTCGTACCTATTGATATGGAAGCTATGATCTACATCTTAGGTGGTATGCTGGGTCTGGGAGGTCTCCGTACGTTTGAGAAGGTTAAAGGAGTTGCAAAAACTTAAGCGACTCGATCTGCAAGACCAAGAGCTACAGTCTCTTCTGCCGAAAGGATAGTATCAAACGACAGCATTTCCCGTAGTTTCTTTATAGCAAAATTTGGATTTTTTTCTCGGATCTTTTCAAGATAGATAGCCTCCATTTGGGAGGCTATTTTTTTATCCTCTTCTGCCCACTTCTGTACTACTTTGCTGTGGTTGTTATGCCCAGAGTACCCGTAGTGAATCATAAGGCGACTGTTAGGCATCATAACGCGCTCATCTGCTGCCTGCAGGATGATAGACCCCATACTCATGGCATGGGCATACACCCTGATAGTAACATGATGAGGACAGGCTTTAATAGCGTCGTAAATAGCCATCCCATGATACCAGTCCCCTCCCGGATTGTTCATAACAATAGTGATAGCGTCTGACTGTCCTGCCTTAGGGGCGATAGTCTCTAAGATCATTAAGGACTTAATTACGCTTTCAGCCATTGTAAAGTCTACCCCGGTTTCATGCTCCTCCCAGTCTTTACCAAAGGACCCCATGTAGATAGTCCGCGTAGGGATAAACAGATCGTGCTCATACAGCTTGTCGATCTCATCTAAAGAGAATTTATTTGCCATACAGATCCATAATTAAGCCAATATTCGCCACAGAGTACCCAAAGAAAGTAAGTGCCATGCCATACCTGCCTAGACCAAAGAAATACCCACCAGCAGCTACGGCATAGCAAATAAGCGGAACAGAAAGGAGGATTAGGTTGAACGTCTTAGCTTCCACGCTCACACCTTTCAAAGACCTTGATGGCCTGCTTCTTTTTGGCTTCTGACAAATAGGGCCATAGCTTGTTTAAGGCATCTATTACATCTTCTTTTTTGTACACATTCCAATTATAAATGTTTCGTGTAGTAGATGCATAGATTTTACCCCCCAGAAGTGCTTGAAGTTTGTATAAAACCTCTGGATCTTTTTGAGCCATACTCATTCTTGGATATTGCCACTTGTCCCTTTTTGCTGCTAGCACACTGGTAGTGCCCTCCCCATCAAACAAGCCTGCTGCCCAAGCTAACTGCCACATGTGCCACCCCGTCCTGTAATAGAACAAACATCTATTTCTTCAAATGTCGTTCCTTTGTGTTTCAACGCAGTCTCATAATCTACCGCAGTAAGTGGTTGTCCACCGCGAGAGCCGTCTGGATAGGCAGTAAACCCTCTTAAACGTGGAGCATACTTTGCTAAAACTACTGCAAAAGTGGGAATGTCTCCTTCAGTATTGCCCTTGCTGCCCCAGGATGGTAGATTAATCGTAGAAGAAATACTCATGTCAACGTAATCTTGTACGTCTGCTTGGAACTTGATTCGTCGTTCATAGTCATTGGCTAGGTCAAGGGCTGTTTCGATTGAGTCTGGTTGGACTCCGTATTCTTTGATGAGATGGTCGGCAGTAGCGTCAACCACATACTGGTACCGCCACTTAGTTCCATCAGTGAGAAAACGTCTTTTGAAAGCGATTGCGAATAGAGGCTCAATTCCCGTAGTTGTGCTGGCGAGAATTCCAATTGATCCAGTCGGCGCGATTGCTCGGTAAGCGACTGGCTTAGAAATGAAAAGCCTTTCGCAATGTTCATTAGCCGCTGACTCACTTCCGCTTTCGTATTCGGCAAGCCATGTCCGTAGTTCGTCATTTACTTCGTACCTGTATCCTTTCTTGAGGAGCCATTCATGGATGCCCATGAGTCCCAGTCCCAGCCTGCGGTTTTTCTCACGAACCTTATATACTTTCTCATAGGGTAGATCGGCTCGAAGAGTACCACAAACAAGAAACTTACTGGCAAGCTCAACCACGGACTTAAATTCGTCCAGAGAGGTGACGTTGCCAAGGTTAACGCTGCCAAGATTACAAACGTCTGAATCGTCAGAACTGGTGACCTCAGTACAAGCATTACGGAGTGTTTCATTTTCCTTGGTTCCAAAATTGAATGAGAAGCCGGGTTCTCCGGTCATCATCGCTTGGCGACAATTCTCCAAGAACACTCCGCCAATCTTCTGTGTATCCGTACTGTTCAGCCAAGCATCGTCGTAATTCACTGAGATATTTGTCATATCCAGCGGAGCGTTGTGGTTGAAGTTTACCTGTTTTGCGTCCCAATTTGTTACTCCGGGTACTAGGATTTGATCGTGCCAATTCTTAGCTTTAAGGAAGTCACTAATGTCTTCATGCTGCCAGTTAAGTGATGCATAAATAGCAGATCGTCTACTGCCCCCTTGCATAACATTTCGTCCGATCTCGTTGATCGCATACATAAGAGGGATAGGCCCCGAAGCGACTCCTCCAGTTCGGCTAAGGACTTTTCCAGATGGGCGAAGTCGAGAGTAGTCAATTCCAATACCTCCACCAGTCATTAGACATGCCATGGCTCTCCAAGTGACATTGGACCACTCTTCTCGTGTGTCTTCTTCGGCTCGTAGTAGATAACAGTTGTTAAAGTATTTCGCCGTACGTCCCGCGTAATAAAGATATCTGCCTCCCGGTATAAACTTTTGTTCGGCAATGTATTGAACAAGTTGTTTACAATCCTCAGGGCTGAGTAGTCTGTGTGCTGTACCCCATCGAGTACCACACACATCCTCCACAATCCGTTCTGCGAGAGCGTCCCATGTGTCATTAGGACCTTGGGCGTACTTACGTCGGAAAATTTCTGCTGCAAATGGGGTCTTGAATCGTTGTTGTTCCAATTAATCTTCCTCAACTCGTTCATTTTTGATTTCCTGTTCGGCTTCTTCGTCCTGAATGGCGTGCAAGAAGTGCTTTTTTGTCTTATGTCCTTTGAACGCTTCCTTATGGTTATGCTTTACTTGATCTTTGGTATGGAACTTCTGCTGCTTCTTATCGCTCATACAGATTCCCACGTAATCTTAGCCCGCCTGACTACATGCCTAGCCCATTTATTTTGAATTTTTTTGTATTGTTGGTACCGTATATAATCAAAACCCTGTTTTTTAGGATTGTATATTTCTACAAGAGTAGTTTGATACTTTAGGGCAGCCTCTTTTGTTGTCCAAAAAGAGGGTAAGTATTTTTTACTTACTGGATCATACAGAGAGTATCGGATCATTCAGGGCGCTCTACTAGATGCTTGTATTTCTCTTCCATTGTTTCAATGTATTTATCAAGAAAGTGTTTTGCCTTTTTCAAGTCTTCTACTCCTCCCTTGTCCTTCCACCGCGTAACATACTTAATGATAGAGCCTTGGAAATAGTCAAGGTCATTGGCAATGACGTAATCCCAAGGCTGCACAGCACACTTTTTGTAGTGCTTACCCCCAATTTGCTCGTCGTTCGAGAGCTTCTGTTCGCTCATAGTCTGCTTCGTATCCGGTACAGGGTGGAATAGGTGCGGAAACAAAAGAGTTAACGTCTCCAAGTCCGTCGGCGTACGGAAATCCGCATAAGTCATCTGTTTGCTCATCAAAGTTAAGTTCTAGTTGTTTCATAGGTCCAAAAATTTCTCCGTTACTGCTTCGGTTTTGTTGTGTCGGAACCAGCTTCCACAGTCTGTGCATTGGAACCTTGCGTACTTTCCTGCCCGCGTAAACTGATATCCACGCCGCTGATAATGTGAACTACCACACGTAGGACAAACCAAGTCACCCCTAAATACGCTATGATTAGCGTGTCCTTTAATCCAAGGCCGTAGCTTGTAGTAAACTCCTTCGAGGGTTTCAATGTCTCCTTTGTTGTAGGTTTCCATTTCTTCCCATGCATCTTTGTCTTTCTCCATGCACTTGATCCACAACTCATGCCCTCGATGCTTAACCTTCTGTTTTACACCAAGAGCTTTAGCTACATAATCAAGTTTGTTTGATGGGAACTTAAACCTAGCACGAGCAGTTTTAAGTAGATCAATCTGCTGATAAGGAGCCGGAGGCGGCATACCATGTACCAGAAATTCTTTGTTTAGGGTAGGAATGTCAAACTTAGTGCCGTTGTAGTGGATAACAGCGTCAGCATCGCTGAGAAGTTTGTGGACCCTTCTAAGCATGCGTTTGGGGCCGGATTTAACCACTGAATCAAACATAACGTCGCTGTCGCCAAGCCACTTAGCAGCCCAACAAAGCACGTAACCGGAATCAATAATTTGAGGAAGTCCAACATTTTGTTGCCATAACCCCCATACGTGAACTAGGTTGGGCGCTGTCTCAATGTCCAATAAAAGGATCTTCATAGAAACGGATCCTCTTTTGTTTTAAACTTAAATTCAATTACATAGTAAGCAGTATCAGTCAAATGGTCTACATGCCTGTTAACAACTAGATCTTTAGCTTTAAAATACCCTTCTAATGCTTCTTGCACTCGCTTTTCTACTAATGTTGTGATTGTTTGCTTTAGCTCGCTTTTTACATGAGCATAGATTCCTGGAAAAAGGGCTTTAGCAATATCTTTTTCAGACAAAGTACCTTTAATAATTGCCATTATAGTGGTTTTCCTGCAAATTTTTCATCTTTAGGGAACGGGGAAAATCCCTCTCCAAAGGTTTGAGCCGATAGCTGCTCATACCTGTCTTTCCAAATAAGTCGAGCATGGTGTTCCCATTTAGCAATAGCCTCTAAATCTTCTAGCTCTTCCTTTAGAATCCAACGTGCAAATTTCTTTAGCATTTAGTTCACCAAGGAAGAGGGAGGAACAACTTCATATGTTCCTTCTGTCTCCGTTTCCTGAAAAGGAAGCGCCCCGTGAGCAAGAAGTACGTTAAGGCCAATCTCAATGATAGAGTCAAACTCGTCTTGATTGAATTCGCAGTCTACGACGTATGTCTCTGTTTCAGTCTTTAATACCTTTTTTACTTTCATTTGCTTCCTTTACAAGAGACATAAAGTGCTCTAAGGTAATTACTGCTAAGGGCTGCTTATGGTTGGCTTTGATGACCAATAGGGCGTTCCTGTTGGGTACGCCATTTGTGTTTGCAATGCGGCAACTAGACTGCTCAAAATCTGAATAGATTGCGAAAGCTGCTCGATTCTTGCATTCAACATCATAATTGAATCGTGAGAGGCCTGCTTGGGATAGTTGCACGTCTGTACCAGAGGCTCCCATTGAGGTTGATCTGACGTCATTCTTGGTTAGCTCCGGAAATGTTTCCAGTATCTTCTGTACCACTAATTTCTGTAGTAGCCTCCCCTTGTTCTTTGCGCTCGCTGTCTTCATCTAGCTCCACCATGATTTCTTCGTACTCTTCTCTGGTTCGGAGTATCCGTAACAGCCGGAAATTAAGAAAGAAACGTCTTGGGTCGTCGTATAGTGCATAGACACGGGAATGCATTTCGGAGGGAAGGCAGTCATGCAGTATCCGTCTTCCTCTGACTTCTCCGATTCCGGCAACTCCACTAACATTATCTGAGGCGTCCCCTTTAAGCATTTGTAGATAAAAGTTAAAGGAAGCCTCGTCGTCCGAAACAGTCGAAAACTCGCTTTTAACCGGGTTAAAAATGGTTCCGGGGAGCTGGAAGAAATCTTTGTCATTGGAGACGACGATAGTGTGTTCCGAATGTGCCATTCCAATTCCGTCGTCAGCTTCATATCCATCGACGACTTCAGCATGCCACTCTCTAACCAGAAGCTCACGAAGGGAATCCAAGTAAGCTGGTCTGGGGAGGTGTAAACGGTTAGCTTTGTATTCCGGATAGAGTAGTTTTCTAAAGTTTCTATCGCCTGAGATAAAGATTCGATATTGGTCAGAAGAACATGTATCGCAGATTCTTTGAAGCAAATCTGTGGCTCTGAAAATTCCTTCATCCAGTGATTCTCTTTCTGGTTTTGTTTTTGTTGGTTCACAGCTAGCGGCACATCTGTAGGCGACCATATCACCTAACCGTCCACGAGCAATAGCTTACTCATGGACGGCGGCCCTCCTGAAGCGGGCTAACTACCGCTACCTTGTTTTTAAAAGCTCGACGATACTGCTGGCTCAATCTAGCTCTCCAATTAAATTTGCCTATGTTTAATTTCTTAATTTTTCTGTACTCATTTGTTGCTTTTCGGCAGAAATTATGCAAGCCGTTCCAAGTTTTGTTTGAAGTAGAAAAATCAGAGATTGTATGGTATTGCTTATGATAAGTACAATAATGGTGTTTATCAGGATGATAACCATCGTTTAAAACATCTGTTCTGGCATGAAGAAGAAAATGGTATGCGTCGTTTGGACAAATAACTAAATTACTTCTACGATTGTCTAACTTATTGTAGTTTACGTGATGTACTATTTCTGTTGGTTTTAGGTCTCTTCCTAGGCATTTAGAGGCCACATATCGGTGAACTAATTTGTCATTACCAAACCTTGCATATTCTCCAGATACCCAAACAGTTCCTATTTCTTTTTCAATGTCGCCATCAATTAAAAGTGTTTTTGACATTCTCCGGAACCTTAGAAAAGGCTTCCTTCATTTTTCGGTATGCGTTTTTATTACTTCTCCAATCAAATCCTTTGGAGGCCAGAAACTGTCTGATTGCTTTTGCTCGTCTATGACTCATGTGTGTTGGGTGGGCGTGGGGTTGGCATCACCCACATTAAGCCTCGATTAGGTCTGGCACCCTTTAACCTTTAGACCTT